GTATAACACAAGTGAGAGCAATGTATCCAGACGCACACATTGTATTTGCAAATGGCGGTGATAGAAACACTGCTAACGTTCCTGAACAAGAAATGTTTGCTAGTGATCCAAATTTGTCTTTTCAATTTGGTGTAGGTGGAGACTGGAAACAAAATAGTAGCCGCTGGATTTTAAGCGAATGGAAACATCCGCAGACTGACAGACCTTGGGGGCATTTTAGACTGTTATACGAACGCGGCATGGAAACAGAAACTCAACTTAAACTTAAAGAACTTACAGTCATGCCTGGTAAGAGTTTAAGTATGCAACGACATGCAAAAAGAAAAGAGTTCTGGTTTGTTGCAGAAGGAATTGCAACTGTTTACACCTTAAGTTCAATTACTACAGATCTAGAATTAATAGGCACGTTTAATCAACACGAACCTATTTGGATAGGACTTAATGAGTGGCATCACCTGTGTAATGAAACAGATCAACCATTACAACTAATAGAAATACAATACGGAGAAGAATGTTCTGAAGAAGACATCGAAAGAAAACTATGAAACAATCACGCTGGCCTTTAATGAAAAATGCTGTTACCTGGGGTGACAAATATGAGATGATAAAGTTTTTACTTACTAGTGATCGCTACACAAACGGACCACGTGTTCGAGAATTTGAAGACCAATGGGCTCAATGGGTAGGAAGCAAACATGCGTTAATGGTTAGTTCGGGTAGCACTGCTAATAGTTTAATCATGGCGGCCGTTAAAGAAAAATACGGATTTAAAGATGGTGATAAGGTGCTTGTTCCGGCATGTACCTGGGTCACTAACATTAGTCCAGTGTTTCAGTTAGGCTTCAAACCAATTTTTTGTGATGTCAATTTACAAAATTTTAGTTTTGATATTGAACACATGAAAGAAATTAAAGAAAAACACCCAGATATTAAAATTGTGTTTGTAACACATCTGTTAGGGTTTCCTGCAGATAATAATCTATATCAAGAGATATTTCCTGATGCAGTTATCCTAGATGACGTTTGCGAGTCTCACGGATGTTTAGATATTAACGGTTATAAAGTTGGCGCAAATAGTGTTGCGGCAAGTTTTAGCTTTTATTTTGGCCACCATATGACTACAATTGAAGGTGGTATGGTTAACGTAAATGACAGCGAACTATACGAACTCATGCGTATGAAACGTAGTCATGGACTAGCACGTGAGTCAGGCAACTTGAAAAAGTATGCTGACCAGTATCCAGAAATACATCCACAGTTCTTGTTCATGACAGATGGATATAATTTTCGCAGTAGCGACTTTAATGCAGTATTAGGATTAAGTCAACTTACTCGCCTTGACGATATGATTGACCAGCGTCGACAGAATTTTAAAGAATTTGTTAAAATCATGGACGATCATAAAGACAAATTTTATCCTGTTGATCATAATATACATAACAGTAATTTTGCATTTCCGTTCATTTGTAAAAATCCAGAACTTACTAAAAAAATGAAAAAAGTGTTTGATGACAACGGCGTTGAACATCGTCCTATTGTAGGAGGCAACCTGCTACGTCAACCCTTCCTTAAAGGTTACAAGTTTGGTACTCCCCGTAAAAATGCAAATGTAGATCTACTAAACGACAATGGTGTCTATATAGGTAATAGTCACTTTGTTACCAAAAAAGATTTAGAATGGCTAGCTAAAACACTAGGAGAAATTTAATGTCTAGTCGAATTTTGGCTCCAATAAGTGTAGGAGAGTTAATTGATAAAATTACAATCTTATCGATAAAATTAGATCACACGTCAGACACAGGTAAAATACAAAACATTACTAAAGAGCTCGACGAACTTTCAGAGTTGCTTAATTTAGATACAATAATAATTAGAAATTTGTCATTAGAACTAAAATGTATTAATGAAATTATTTGGCAAATTGAAGACGACATACGTATTAAAGAAAAATCAAAATTATTTGATCAGGAGTTTATCGACCTTGCTAGGTCTGTTTACATTTATAATGATAAACGAGCAGTGGTGAAAAGACAAATTAATGAACTTACTAATAGCCACATTGTTGAGGAAAAAATATACTAATGACTATCAATAAAATTTGTTTTTATAATAGGTGGCATAACGGAGATGTGTTCTCCGGTAAAGGTTATATGCAAGATTTAATTCGACAACTACCTGATATTGAATTCTCACATTCACAGGTTAATAAGATTAAAACTATGGGAGATATGCCGTTCACGCACTTACCTATTGATCAAATACCTGTAACAGATTCTCATAGAGTTTCTGCATCAGAGGATACCATCTACATTAACACCTGGGTTGGAGGGTATAAAGATTTTATGTTTCCTAATGAGGAACACGCAAACTACCCAATGCTCAATAGAATGTGGATGTATATCTACGACAGAGTAGCATGGTATCTAGATAGGCCAATTGAACATACTACTAACTTATTTGCACTTATACCTACCACAGATTGGTCAAAATTTAATATTGCGCCTGCATTGGCATGGCTTGAAGGTAAAGGACGTATAGCTTTATTTTGTAATGGAATAGCACAAAGTTCTCAAAGTCAATTAGGCACCATGGGAGAGATTATAAAAAATCTAGCACAGATTCATCCCGATGTTTCATTTGTGTGTACTACAAAATTTAGTACCGAGTGGTTTCCTTATACATCTAATATATATTTTACAGATGATATATTTGCAGAAGTAGAAGGAGGTGACCTTAACGAGATAGGATTTTTATCAACTAAAGCAGAGCTTATAGTTGGAAAAAATAGCGGGCCTTTTATGTTTTCTCATGTAAGAGAAAATATAGCAAATCCTAATCAAGCATTCTTAAGTTTAAGTCATAGACCAAGTGATAGTTATCTGATGCATGTCATTGGATTTCCTTGCAGGTATTTTCATTACAGTAGGGAAGAGCTACATCAACTTACTTTTTATCTTAATGAAATACTTAATGGTAAGGGCAAGACCCATAATGCACAGATGCAGATTTTAGATTAAAAAAAACGGACCTTACGGTCCGTTTTTATTGGGTTATGTTGATTAACCTAAACCAGTTGCTGCCTGGCCTACTGCTCTTCCAATTTCAGAACCAATACCACTGCGTGTAGTGCCCTTCATTTGAATAGCGTTATCATATTTAATTGTCATAGTAATATCTACAGGATCACTAGATGAATAATCTGTGTTAGAATAAACTGTATTTTGTAGATAGCATCCGTATAGTTCAAACGTTTCTAAAATGCCCGGTTCGTTGGATCCGTTACCACCGTCTAGGATTTCAATTCTAGTTGTAAACTTGTAATCGATACCTGCTGCCGCAGAACTTTGTTCGAAGAAGTCAAATTGTTTCTGAATTTGTTCTCCAACAATTCTACTTGTATCTCCGCTTACATCATCCCTTACAACAAGGGTAATATCTGCCCATGTGTAACGACCAGCATAGTTAAGTTTACTGTTGTAAATGTTTAATTCGATATTGTCGAATTGTACTCCTGGGCGAGTAATGTTCATTACCTGCTTTGTTAATTCAGTGCTTCCGCCAGATGCGCCAAAACCTTCTAAAGATACCCTGAAGCGGTATTTTAGTTTTGGCATCAGTAACGTCTGATTTCCTTGCCCCGGAATTGGAACTGAAAATTTGTTTAAAGTGATCATCGTAGGGTTCCTTGTTCTATGTATTTACCCATTATCTTCCGGCTGCAATATCACCAGTATTTTTCAAGCGTAATGGAATGTAAATGAATTCCACTGCTTTTACCGGTTCAATAGCAATGTCAAGATATAGTTCGTTTCTATCAACTCTTGCAGGAGTATTGTTAGATTCATCGCATACAACAATAAAGTCGTAAAGTGCTCTTTGTCCTACAAGTTCTAGTAATAAACTTTCTGCCGATTGCTTGAGTTCGTTACGTGTAGTTCTGTCGTTTGGCTCAAACAAGAATGGACGAGCTAACAAGTCAAGTTGTCTACGTAGGTACGCAACTAAACGAGATACGTTAATTCTATCTAAAGAGCTTGAATTTCTAGCCCTTGTCTTTTGACCAAACAATACAATTCCTGCTCCAGGCAATGTTGCAATTGGATTAATCTTAACATCTTGTAGAACATCTCGTAAGCTCTGTGGTAGTGGAGCCTGTTGGAATTCGCCGTTTTTAAGGTAACCAACTGCTGTTGCGTTATCAACACCACCGCGGCGTGTACCAGCTGGAGCAAACCATGGGTAGCTCTTTTGATCACTCAACGCCATAGTACGCAATACCATATGACTTGGCGGAACAACAATGCTGTTACCGCTGTTGTCTGTGGTAAATCCGCTTGGATAGAACATTCCCATGTATTCATCGTACGTTACAGATCCAGTTTCTCCGTTGTCAAGTGCTGTATTGCTTGCGCCCCATTCACGTAGAGCAGTACCTGTAGCAGGTAATCTAAACGGTGTGTCACCAATAACAAATCCAGTTAATCCTCTAGCTACGTTTAGGCCTACTAGATTAGTAATTGCCTCTGGATACCCAGGACATGCTAGTAAATTAACTACCATTGTATCAGTATCTCTAATTGATAGACTAGTGTCAATTAAAGATTTAAGACTTTTGACAACAAACCCACGTTGTGAGTGTCGACCAAATTTACCAGATCCGTCTTCATTATTGCCAGATGCACTTACCCAACGAGCAGTTGCATATTTAGGAGAATTAGTAGATCCGTCCATAACTTCGTCGTTAAAACGCTGATTAGTACCGTTGTCGGCAGTGATATCAATTGCGGTTGCTTTGTATTGTTTTACATTGTTTCCGCTACGACGAGTATTCCATAGGCGCATACCCTGTGGATATATTGTAGGATCAGGAGCATCTGGATCAAGATATAAACTTGTTAATAATGCCTTGATAGTTGCCGGCGTTGTAGCAGTTCCGCTAGCACCCCATCGAGCATCAGCAAACAACCATCCTGTTGGACTTGTATTGTCTGTAAGATCTTGTTTAACCCATTTGATTAAACTTGCGCTCCATACATAAACATTTTGACCATATTTTTCTGGGTCGCTACTATCGATCCATAAATCGCCGTCTACTAATGGAGTACCGTCACTTTGACCGTCATCTTTGCCTGGGGCTGTTGCTTTAATAATAGGTCCATTAGGACTAGTCAATGGGTATACTGAATGATATCCTGCCCAGGTTGTGCCATTATGTACAAGAATATCAACTTCGTCTTGAATAGCAGAATACCACAATGTTCCATCTGCTGGAGCTGTAGTTAAAGCGGTTGCAGATGATTTTACTACAGAAGTTAGTAACTCAACTGGTTTCCAGTTACTTGCTTTTAATGCAAATCCATCATACAACCCTGTAGGATACACATTTGAAGCATAGGTATTGGTTGCAGAATCATAAAAACCTGCTTGGAATAACGGAACATCTATCCCGTCACTCATGAAAATTTCACCGCCTAATGAGTGTTCTAGTCTTAATACTCCTGATACAGGATCGTATGTAGAAGTAACATATTTTAGACCAACTGCACTTACAGCAGTTGCAAACCCTGCAACGCTACTTGTTGTAATTACTACAGTTTTTGGATTGCCTAATGTAGTACTGTTCGGTTCTGTTTCAGAAATTATAAATGTTGCACCTATAGCAAATGCCGAAGTATTAGGTATAACTGTTGTTACAACTGTAGGGGCCGAAGTAACTCTTCGATATAATTTAAAGTTAGCAATAGTTGCCTGTGCCGCAGTTCCGTTACCTTCGTTGTAATCGCTCTGAATAAACAACTTACCTGCCGCAATGTTTGTACCGCCGGAAGAATCAAGTGATTTAATAGCTTCTCTAGAATTCTTAAACACCGGAGCATTTACTGTTTCCCAAATAGATTCAGTTCCGTTAAAATATTTTACAACCCAATTAGCACCGCTATTAGGACTTGTTGTTTTAACATAAACACTACCTGTAGCAACACCCTGAGATGCATATTGTGGGAATTGATAATGCGGAGCAAGTGTTAATTTTAATGGTCCAAAAACGCCAACTTCAAGGCCTAAACTAGCAAGAGTTGCAGAGCCGCCTCTATTAACTAATGCAATTTTTCCATTTGGGCCGGCTGCTTGATCTGATTGTGCTGATGCATCAGCATATAGATACAAGTTAGTACCGTCTGATTTTGCACCTACACCTGCTTGAGGAGTAAGGGCATTGATACTTCTTGCAATTCCGTCTACTGTTGGATCAGTAATTGTAATTTCTATATCGTTAATAGCAAATCTACTTCCGCTAGACGGTTGTGTCGGAGTACCTTTTACAATAGGCCAGCTAGTTTGCCAGCAGTTGCTTACAAATCTTGAATCAACAATTGGGTTGCCGAATGTAGTTTGAATGTTGCTACCTAATCTAACCCAAACGTTGTCAACGTTTTTAAAATACATTGTATAACGATTATCATTGGTAACTACAACAGCGTAATCGCCTTGATTTCCAAAACTATCAAGCGGCACTCTATTTGCATCAGCATATAAAGATAATGTAACATCGTTAATTACTCGAGGAGTTTTATTAATAAACACCTTTGTAGTTGCGTTCCACTCGCTTATGCCAAATTTTGAACTTGTAGTATCGATCCAATAAGTTCCAGCGGCAGGTAATCCTGTTGGTTCAGATGTTTTTGGAACCAACTCGGATAAGTTAACATCAGCTCTTACTACGTAGGCTCTAGAGGTAACACCTAGCGTACTGTAGGCCGCTTGTAGACCATATTCATTAAGTTCTCCGCCATGAATAGGATTACTGTTTGAATCAGTGTAAAAATATGGAGTACCAAACGTATCAGAAAGATCTCTCTGACTTGTAATGGTATAAACTTTGCCTGCATTTGAAGCCAAAGTTCCCGGTGCTATTCCAGTACCGGAACTGTTAGTCTTATTTGTTTTTGATGCAACAATAATAAGGGGAGTAGTCCCCGGTGCTGCCGAAGTGTAAAAACTTTCATCAATGACGTTTACTTGTACGCCTGCTGAACTCATTGCCATTTGGTATCTCCTTAATGGATTATCATTTGTTATATTTAGCGGAAGGCCTCAAATTTTACCGACTTAAATACAACGAAAAGGGCATGAAAAGGGCGCTGATGAGAAAATTATGTAAAACCTGCGGCAAAAGACCGGTGGCCATAAACTATTACAAAGAAAAAAAACCGTTTTATAGAAGTAAATGTGACCACTGCGCCCGTGGAGCTAAAGATGGATTACCTAAATGGTATCGTGCAGGATATCGTTTAAAGAATAAATGCGATAAGTGTGGACATAGCAGTAAACATATGGTACAATTTAATGTTTATCATGTAGACGGTGATTTAGATAATTGTAAAATTACCAATCTAAAAACAGTATGTGCTAACTGCCAGCGCATACTGCACGATCTCAATTTGCCATGGAGACAGGGAGATCTATCACCTGATTTCTGATCGATAAAAACAATTCATCAATTGTACTATCATTAGAAATTGTTACGTCTATGTCGCCGCCTACCCAAGCTGTTTCGCTAGCATGAATTTTAAGCTGTGCTAATTTAGCCTTACTTAATGACCAAGTAGAATTTGCATCAGGACCTTTATTAGCACTAATAGCAGCCTCGTACCATTCAGGATCTTCGCCGCGTTTTACTCGTATAACTTTTCCGCCTGCATTATGAATTGCTTTGATTTCATTAGGAAATCGCACATCGCTTATAACAATATTATCGGTAGTTTTACGCATCTTATTTTCTACGCTAGCAATCCAGATATCGTCGTGAAACCCTTGACGGCAAACTTCTGTACCCCAGTATTGTAATACCCATCGAGGAGTAAGTTTGGGCATTTTTAATCGCTCTGCCCACCAAATATCGACTTCTTCTCGCCACGCCCGGGCTTCCGCAGTTCTACCCTCCAGCAGAACGCGGTCCCAGCCAAATACAGCCGCAACCGCGTCTTTTAATGTGTTTGCAAATGAATCACGTCTAAATCCGTGAAAGTTAACTAGGTAGTCTGCGGCAGTATCTTTGCCCGACCCAATAAAACCAACAAAGCCTATAATCATAGTATCTCCAGAGATACTATAATTTACATTATCCTATGACAAAAGTCAATGGTTTTCCACCATCTTTGTAGTTGATAAGATCCATTTCAAGTTGCTCAATTTCTGCCTTACCTTCAGTTTTGAGGGCAGTGCCGTTTAGGGTTGTTCCACCTTGAGGACTAGCAATCGTTTGAAATTTTTCTCGGGCTTCTCCCAAGATAATTTTACAGGTTGCTAACGCATAATCTTTAAGCCAAATACCAGCATACGGGTCTTGAAATAATACAAAATCTGGACGTTGGTTATACAACCATAATAAAATTTGTTCTTCGCCGCGTGGTCGTTGCATTAGTGTAAGCTTCTTGGAAGTAGGATTCCACGAAAAATTGATTTCACTACCAAACATTTTACCTACCTGCTTTTGATAACTAGCAAAAGCATAATATGTAGCAAGTCCGCCCATGTTGCTAGAGCTTAAAAGATAAGCATTTGTATAAGCTAGGTTAAATGGTTCAAACATTGTTCCACCATCGCCCCCACCACTTCTACTTCCAACGCTTCTGCGGAATATTTGTCTTACTTCCGTTACTTCAGAAGTAAGTATATACTCGTTTATATCTGTATGCAAAGTTAAAAATGCATAACTTTCTTCGCTGGCGTTACTACTTCGTTGACGAAATTTTGCTAAAGCCCTGTCAATTGCAACATTATAATGCTGGGGTTCTAACTCAACATCGATCATCCCTTCACCTAGCAAGGGTTTAACGTAGTCGATTACTTGTTGTCGGGAAATTGTAGAATCGTTCATACGAATATTTAGCTATAAATACTGTCACTATGCCACGTTTATCTCTGTACCGTCCTGAAAAGGGCAATGATTTTAAATTTTTAGACCGCACAATAAACGAACAGTTTCAAGTGGGCGGTACTGATGTGTTTGTTCACAAATATCTAGGTCCCGTTAATCCGGATGCTGGAAACTCTACTCCCGGTGTTCCTGTTAATACAAATCCTATAGGTGAATTAGGAATACAAGATCTTATATTTTTAGAAAACAGAGATAGGCGATACGATCCAGATGTATATCAATTGCGTGGAATTTACACTATGCAAGATATTGACTTTAATTTAAGTCAGTTTGGATTATTTTTGCAAAATGATAATATTATGGTAACGTTCCATTTGAGTTCTACTGTTGGTAATTTAGGTAGAAAACTTATGGCCGGTGATGTATTAGAATTACCACACTTAAAAGACGAATATGCTCTAGATGATGCGGCCGTTGCCTTAAAACGTTATTATGTTATCACTGATGTAACAAGAGCAGCCGCAGGTTTTAGTCAAACATGGTATCCTCACTTGATAAGAGCAAAATGTCAACCATTAGTTGACAGTCAAGAATTTAAAGAAATTCTTGATGCAGATGCAGGAGCAGGCGATGGATCTACATTAAGAGACATAATGTCAACTTACAATAAGAGTATCGAAATTAATCGTGCTATTCTTGCTCAAGCAGAAGAAGATGTTAAATTAAGTGGATATGAAACTAAAAATCTATTTACAATTCCGTTAGATGAAAACGGGCTAGTTGATTATCTTGATGCTTCAGAAACAGATGTAACTATTGATCAATTAGGACTTAATGTAACTACCACATTAGCTAATCCTTCAAAGGATTTTTATGTTGGTTATATGACTGAGGATATTACTCCTGCAAACGGTGCACCGTATTCCTTTGGTCTTAATTTTCCAGCTGGTGCCAGTAAAGGGCAATTTCATTTACGTACTGACTATTTTCCAAATCGATTATTTAGATATGACGGTAAGCGTTGGGTCAAGTACGAAGATAATGTAAGAATGACGCTCACTAATCACGGTACAGAAGATACCGCAATAGGAGCACCGTATCAAGGCAAAGATGTTAAGCTAACACAACGAGGCACATTTGTTAATAATAATAATACTGCAACAATTGACGGAAGAGTTATTCAACAAAAACAAGCACTCAGTAAAGCATTAAAACCAAGGGCAGATAATTAATGGAACTAACGGAATTAAAACGTCTTGCCGGAATAACAGAATTCAAAGGCTACCAGCCTTACGAAGGTAGTAACATAAGTATCACTGGTAACGAAAAAGGCGAGCTTATGAAAAAATATAATATTAAACCAGGCACGCCGGCATGGTTCCAACTATGGTTCAGCTTACCTTATCTAACAGGTGAAAAACCTATAAAGGATAATTGATGGATTATTTCTATGACGGGCAGGTTAAACGATACCTCACACAATTTATGAGATTAATGAGTAACTTTAGTTACAAGGATGCAAAAGGTCAACTAGTTGAAGTACCTGTAAGGTATGGAGATGTAAGTCGACAAGTATCTCAAATCATAAACAAAAATAGTGAAAACATTATACAAAGTGCTCCTTTTATTGCTTGTTACATTAAAGATTTACAATATGATAGAAGTCGTGTGCAGGATCCAACGTTTGTAAGTAAAGTTAATATTAGAGAACGAAGTTTTGACGATAGTACTGAAATTTACGGTAGGGGTCAAGGCGGCAACTACACTGTAGAAAGGCTTATGCCTACTCCATATCTTGCTACTTTCTCAGCAGACTTATGGACAACCAACACTGATCAAAAATTACAATTATGGGAACAAATTACTGTATTTTTTAATCCTAGTTTAGAATTACAGAGTACAGACAATTATATTGATTGGTCTAGTTTAAGTGTAGTAGAACTTACTTCTCAAACATTTGAAACAAGAACAATACCGCAAGGGTTAGAATCAGATATCAGTATATGTAACTTACAATTTAGTTGCCCTATATGGATTAATCCTCCTGCAAAGATTAAAAAATTAGGCATTATTACTAAAATTATTTCTAATGTGTTTATTAGTCAATCTATTGCAACTCTTGAAAGTAGACACGATTATAAAGACGATGCGCTTGCTGATTTATTTGTTGGCCAAACTCCGGCAGGAAGAAGCGTAGTAACTCCCGGTAACTTTTCGTTAGTTGTGTTAAACAACTCAGCATCGTTAGTTCCGCATAATACAGACAATCTGTTAACTTCAACAAACGATCTTCAATCTAAAGCAAATTGGTTAACTATCCTAGATTTATACCCGGGAAAATTTAAAGCAGGTTTGAGTCAGATACGATTGTTAAAAGAAAATAATTCAGAAATAATTGCATACATCAGTCTTAATCCCCTTGACGATTTTTCAATGATTCTGTCATTTGACGCCGACACTGTTCCGCTCAACACGCTTATAGGCGGAAGAGGAACTGTTGATGCAATTATAGACCCAGGAAAGTTAAATCCAAAAGATAAACCTGCAGGCACAAGGTATCTTATTTTAGAAGATATAAATGCAGAACTGTTTAATATATCAGGATATTCAGGACCCGAGGCATGGAAAAATCTTGATGGTACAGATTTCCAAGCATATGCTAACGATATTATTGAATGGGACGGAGCAGTTTGGTCTGTATTATTCAACAGTGCAAATACTAAAACCGTTACCTATGTGAATAATACATATACAGGTATTCAATATAAATGGGATAATTCTAACGGTGCATGGCAGTGGTCAAAGAGTTTTGAAGGTATATATGAGTCAGGAGCGTGGCGGTTAGTTTTATGAAATTAATCACATGTAGCGGAGGATTATTTCTTTCAAAAAGTACTAAAAGATTCTTATTTTTGTTAAGAGATAAGGGAAAAACTGCTGGTACTTGGGGATTTGTTGGAGGGAAAAAAGAACCTATTGATCTTACTCCGTATGATACCCTTACTAGAGAAATAAACGAAGAGGTTGGAAAAACTCCAGTTATTAAAAAAGTTATTCCGTTGGAACAATACGTAAGTAACGATCAACATTTTAGTTACAATACCTATGTATTGTTAATAGATAACGAATTTATTCCACAGCTCAACAATGAGCATTCCGGGTATGCTTGGTGCAGTTACGAAGGATTTCCTAAACCATTGCATCAAGGTGTTAAGTCTAGTCTTAACAACAAATATATTAAAGATAAGTTAGAAATAATTTTAACGTTGATATAAAGCCAATGCTCGCCGTAGTCCCAGCATTCTTAAATTAAGTGCTTCTAGTCTAGAGCTGTTACCTGTAAGATTATTTCCTTTAGAACCAGATATTACTACATTAGTCGGATCTATATTATTGATAATACAAAATACATTGGCTAGTTCACTTAATTTAAATTTGTGAGAGTACACCATGTTTATGTCTTTGTATATAACTTTATTTTCTATAATTTCATTAATGACAGGAACAACATCACCGAGGTAAATGTAGTCTAGGTAAATGTCATTGTTAATTTCTATGCCTTTATTAAGGTATAATTTTTTAAAAAATCTATTATCTGCTTCATGTTCATGAAATACTCCAAACAATCGTAAATTATAAAACTTGTCAGTTTCATGGATTATTCTTGTTATTATATTTTTAGCATATCCGTAACTAGTTGACGGTAGATGATTTAGAAATTCTGTTTCAATAATGTTCTCGTTGTTCTGCTCAAGGTCTAACTCATAAGCAGTTCCGAGATTGATTAACTTATTAAATTTATGTCGATTATTCCATAAATTTCTAAACATCCATAAGCTATCAGTTGTAAAGGCAGGATCTTTACTAAACAAATCATTTCTTCCTGTAAGAGCACAATGTATTACAGTATCTATTTTATTTTCGTCAAAATATTTAGAAACAGCATCAGCCGATGCAAGATCTAATTCGTTCCTTGACGGTGCAAATATATTATAAGAAAGAGTTTCTTTTAAAAATTTGCCAATTGTTCCATTGCCGCCAGTAATTAAAACGTTCATATTAGAATTTATAGCAATCGTCCCATGAAGGATTTTTTTGGTCACGATCGCTTATTGTTAAATTAATTTTTTTTACTCTATCAAAAGAAAGCGCATCTAAATCCCAATTTATATTAAGCGTCGGATCGTTCCACGCTATACCGCAGTCAGTTTTAGGATCGTAGTAACTATCGACTTTATAATATACAAGAGTATTGGGTTCTAATGTAAGAAACCCATGATAAAATCCTCGAGGAATATATACAATATCGGCGTTTTCTGCAGAAAGATTAAGAGTAACATGCCGTCCGTAAGTAGGACTGTCTTTTCTTGCATCTACTAACACATCTTGCACACTTCCTGATAATACTCGAAGTAATTTTCCAGGAACACTATCCCCTAGTTGTGAATGCAATCCTCGCAAAGTCCCTGCATATTTGTTAAAACTACAACAATCAAATATTAGACGATGATCAATTCCGTATTCTTCAAGCCAGTTTTCTTTGAAGGCTTCTAAAAACCAACCCCTGCTGTCATTAATTTTTTTTGAAGAGATTACTTTTGCGCCCGATAGTGGTAAATTTGTTAGCATCAATTAATTATATACAATTGATGCCAACCCGTCAACTTTTAGGGCGGATACGCTTCGTAATCAATTAATGCGTATTTGGAGACTCCACTTATTAGAAGTGTAATTCTTTGACGATGAACTCCGGTAGTGTATATTCCATGTTGAGCAGTAGATCCAAAAATTACTCCTGTAACTGCTGTGCCATTGATTGTAACATTAGATGCAAATCGACTGTTAACTCCGTCTTGTTGTAGGTATAAATCTACAACAACTGTTCCTGAATCTATTGCTGGCATATTTGTAAAATTAGCAGTAAAATTGTCCGCTATTAATGCATGAAAGAATGTTGTACCAAGAGCTAAATCATGATTAACTGTCCCAGTTGAAGCAGTTTTAAGTTGAGCATTATTAACACTTGTCTTAATTATACCAATATTAGCATTGATTGTGTCAATTGTAGCTGTTGTAGCATTAACTGTTGTAATAGTAGCAGTTGTACTTTCTATCGTAGTAACGGTGGCAGATGTAGCATTAACTGTCGTAATGGTAGCAGTTGTACTTTCTAGTGTAGTAACAGCCCCTATTTCACTTGTTAATTTTGTAATGGTAGCAGTTGTACTTTCTAGTGTAATAACTGTAGCAGACGTAGCATTAACTGTTGTAATAGTAGCAGTTGTACTTCTTAATGTAATAGCAGTAGCAGTTGTAATATTAGCAGTTGTAATATTAGCAGTTGTAATGGTAGCACTACTTACAAATAAATTTCTCCAGGTTGCTGTTGAAAAACCTATGTCGTACAAATTATTAGTAAGCGGAGTAAGATTACCGTTAAGTTGAATTCCGCCAGTTGGAACTTTAAGTATACCATTTCCAAATAGTATAAGTCGTTGTTGCCAAGTTGATTCTAATCCAGTACTCGGAGTAGTGTATGCACCGAGTGTATTGTCTGCGGTTGCTATACCAAATAGACTATGTGTTGCACTAGATGACCCGGTATCTCCAAGAACCATTGCTTGATTCCAAGTAGATTCTTCGTTAGTAATAATTGTTGCTTGGCCGTATTCAACAGGTATACCATAAACAGTAAAGTTTCCTGTTGGATTTCTATAGTGAATAAATCTACTATAGTTGTCAACTGACACATCTCCTACTCTTACTTCATAATCAATAGTTGCGGTATTAGCGTACACATTTCTCCAAGCATTATCTTGTTTGCCTATGTCGTATACGTCAAAGAAATTGGGTAATATATCTCCACGTACAGTAAGAGTGTTATTAATTAATGTTCTTGGAGCTATGGTAAGAGAAGTAGAGTTAAGAGAAAATAAAGAATCAGTAGTAGTATTATCGTAAATTTTAAGAGTGCTTGCATCATTTACAAAAATAATACTATTAGATGCAGTAGACAGCCTAAACAAAGGAGATTTATTACCTAGAGTATTGGTATTGATTAACTCTAATCCTTCTGTATAAGCCGTGCTAGTTACTTCAACTCTTATTTTATTTGCTTTAATGTTTACTGTTTGAAACTCGTTAGAAGCACTTATAAATTTAAGGTTTGCAGAAAATGTTGTAATTCCCGGAGCAAACTGATAAGGAATTTCGCCAGCAAGGCCGCCGCCAATAAATGATGCAGTAGTAGCATAGTCTGCTGTAGTTGCGGTATTTGCAACTCCTGCGGTTGTTGCAAAAGTTGCTGTAGTTACATATCCGTAGATTTGTCCGCCAACATACAAATCTTGACCAATACCTACTCCACCTACAATTCTTACTGCACCCGATGCTGTGCTTACTGCATTTTGATTAGAAGTAAAATTAACTATATCATTTGCTGATAATCCGGTAAAGTTTCCTCCATTTTTAGTAGCAAGGCCGATTGGTCCTGTAAATCTTCCAAAGAATTCATCTGCAACCACATTGGCACTTACTCCAATGCCGCCTCGAACAACAAGGGCGCCATTTGTTGTTGCCGTAGAATTCACTCCAGAATTTACATATCCGCTAGGAATTTCAACTAATCTATTGGATATCCAACGATCTGTTCCTGCGTTGTAAACCCATTGAACTGGAACTGTTGGGCCTTCAATAGTTAATCCAGCACCGTCTGCCATAGTTGCAGTTGTAGCACCTTTAGCAATAGTAATATTCTTATCAGTTACATCTAAATTTGTAGAGTTAACCCATGTAGTTGTTCCGTTAACAGTAAAGTCTCCGCCAACAGTTAAATTTCGTCCAATGTTTACGTCGGTAACAAATCCCGCACCGCCCAATACAACCAATGCTCCAGTAGACGAATTTACCGAAGTTGTAGTATTAGAAATTATTAGTTTGGTATTATCGTATTGAAATAACGGATTAAATGTAGTTGTTCCGGTATTTGATTGGAAAGGAATTTGCCACGGGCCGCCGCCTACTAGGTTAGTTGCAGAATTAGCATAGTTTACGCTAATGGCCGCAGTAGTAGTCCATATTGGAATAACACCGTTGCTTACCAACAATGATCCAGTATTACCAATAGAAACAAATCCAGTAGTAGAGGTATTAGTTTGATATAGAATAGATCCAGGAGCACCGCCTTTTACCGAAATAGCTAGGCTGGCAGTTGTAATTAGACCGATAAGATTTCCGTAGATATTACCAAGAACATGTAGATCTTCTCCAACCCATAGATTTTTACCAAATGAGCCGCCACCAAATACAACAAGATCACCTGTTCCAGTATTGGTTGCCTGATTATAACCGACTAAAAATAATCTATCTAGTACGTTATTAAAATCTCTCCGCCAACTATTTGTTGCAAAATAATATTGATATTTGATGCCGTTGACTATTGCAAAATCGCCGTTAGCTGGGGTTAATGGAAATGACATGTTCTTATGTTCCTATTATCTTCTTACAATACATTCAACTAAACTATTTTCGCCGTCAGCAAGTGCAAACGCAAATGGTTCTTTACCGTTGCTTACTGTACTGCCACAACCGTTTGTTGCTGGCCAAATAGGATCACCTTTTCTTACTGTGCCTATGATCTTAACAGGAACACGCCCTAATAAAGCAACTGCTTGCCCTTCTGCATGGCTGTTCATTAGCATAGCTGGTTTGTCAGAAATAACTCCTAATACATAGCAATCACTATCAGTAACCATTGTTACTTCACATACTCCTCCAACTTTAACTAACGTACCAACTGCATATTCTTTATCTGTTAGATATTTTTCAGCAACGTCAGCGTAGAATGCCTGTATTGCAGTACCTCGGAAATATCTTGCATATACATCGTTAGATGATGAAGACAAATACAGGTCAGCGTTTGGCATTTGATAACTAGCGCCGTTAAACTCGAGATATTTTGTATTTGAATTGCCTAGATATACTCTACCAGTTGAAACAGATCCATCATTTTGTACTTTAAGATCATGAAGTTTAGTCTGAGTACCGTCAAAGGTTTGTCTGCTACTTGTGGCAAGAAGTCCTATACTATTCTTATATAGAATTTCATTATTGTTACCAACACCTGCAAGATTACCAGCGGAACCTTGGTAGCCTACACGACCTATACTACCAATAGGACCGATACTACCAATAGGACCGATACTACCTGTAAATCCAGTTGGTCCTATAGCACCAGCACTACCTTGAAATCCTACACCACCTATACTTCCACGATAGCCTACTGCACCTATACTTCCTTGGTATCCTACTACTCCCCTGCTACCTTGATAACCAGGAATACCTTGACTACCAATGTAACCAGTGCCGCCTCTACTACCTAGATAACCGGCTGAGCCTGTATAACCAACTTGTCCAATACTACCTTGGAAACCTTCAGATCCTCTATAACCTACTGCACCACGACTTCCAACAGGACCAATACTACCAATAGGACCGATACTACCTTGGAAACCTTCACTACCTCGGTATCCTACAACTTGTGAGCCAGTATATCCTGTTAGGCCGCGACTACCAACGTAACCTTCGGATCCTCGATATCCAGCACTGCCGTAATAACCAGCACTTCCGATATATCCAGCGCTGCCCCAATATCCAATACTACCTTTGAAACCTTCAGATCCTCTATAACCTACACCTGAACTACCTTGGAATCCTGCACTGCCCCAATATCCAGTACTACCTCGGAATCCTTCTGTTCCTCTATAACCAGTACTGCCCCTAAATCCTTCAGATCCTTGATATCCAATACCTGAGCTACCTTGGAATCCTACACTGCCGCGGAATCCTTCTGTTCCTCTATAACCTGTAGATCCTTTATAACCTACATCGCCAATACTACCGGCATATCCAGCACTACCTAGGAAGCCAGCACTACCTCTAAATCCAGCACTGCCGTAATAACCTTCGCTACCTTGGTAACCAGCAGAACCCCGGTATCCTACGCCTTCTGATCCAGTAAATCCATCTCTACCTTTACTACCTTGATAGCCTTCTGATCCTTGGTAACCCACACCTTCGCTACCTTGATAGCCTGTGCTACCCCAATAGCCGCCAACTCCTCGGCTACCTACATAACCAGCACTACCCCAATATCCAGCACTACCGTAATAACCAGCAGACCCTTGGAAACCTTCGCCAGAGCTACCTGTAAATCCAGCACTACCAAAGTAACCTTCAGATCCTACATACCCAGAGTCGCCTCTACTACCGGCATATCCAGCACTACCATAATAACCTTCTGATCCTTGAAATCCAACTTCTCCTACCGGACCTTGAACTCCTGGACGGCCTTGACTACCGACATAACCTGCTGAACCTCTATAACCTTGATCGCCTTTACTTCCTTGGAAACCTGTATATCCCCTACTACCTAGATAACCGGTTTCTCCCTGGCCGCCAGCACTACCAGTAAATCCAGCGCCAGCACTACCAGTAAAGCCAACACTACCTACAAATCCGTAACTGCCTGCAAATCCAATACCGATAGATCCAGTAAATCCAAGACTACCTGTATAACCTACAGAACCAATAAATCCTTTACTACCTGTAAATCCAGAACTACTACCAGTATAGCCTATATCTCCCTGACTACCGTCGAATCCTACCAATCCACGACTGCCAGTAAATCCTGAACTAGATCCGGTGTATCCCATTGACCCGCTATAACCGGGAATATCACTAGCACTACCAGTATAACCGAAGCTACCAACATAGCCTCGACTACCAGTGTAACCGAAGCTACCAACATAGCCCAGAGATCCAGTAAAACCTTTTTCACCTTTACTACCTACATAGCCAATACTACCAGTATAGCCTACGTTACCTTGGCTACCTGTAAATCCATCATTACCTTGAGAACCAGCAAAACCCTGGCTACCTCCAAATCCACGACTGCCAGTAAAACCGATACTACCTGCAAAACCCGCACTACCTTGGAAACCGTCAGATCCAGTAAAACCAGTATCTCCTTTTGGTCCTTGGCTACCTGCAAAACCGATGCTGCCTCTAAATCCTATAGATCCTGTATAACCAGGTCCGCCTAGGCTACCAGTGAAACCTTTACTACCAGTGAAACCTTTATCACCTGCAGAGCCGCCGTAGCCTAATTCACCTTGACTGCCAGTATAGCCTTGAATTCCTTGACTACCGACATATCCTTGACTACCAGTATAGCCTTGACTGCCTACAAATCCTTCTACGCCTCGACTACCTGTAAAACCAGTTGAACCAAAACTTCCTGAATAACCAGCACTACCAGTGTAACCAAAGCTACCAATAAATCCTTTGCTCCCTGTATAGCCTTGAGGACCTTCACTACCTGTATATCCTCTACTACCATCGTAGCCTGTACTACCAACAAACCCTGCTCCGGTACTGCCAGTATATCCAATACTACCTGTGTAGCCAAATGATCCAGTAAAACCGTCAAGGCCTTGACTACCTGCAAATCCAGAAGTACCCTGACTTCCGTAATAACCCTGATCCCCTTTGCTACCTGTATATCCAAAACTACCTGTGTATCCTTGACTACCTGTATAACCTCTACTACCTGTGTAGCCAAAACTACCTGTATATCCTTTGCTACCGGTGTATCCCCCTGGAATACCCGGGTCACCTTTTGCGCCTTGCGAACCAGTAAATCCAGAACTACTACCAGTAAAACCAAATTGAGCAACAGTTGTTGAAAAGAATGGTCCAGTTACATCAATCCAGACTAATTGGGTGTTGTCGTTTGTGTATTCATACATTACATCAGAATTGTAATCATACCAAACATCGCCTTCTCTAGCGATTGAAGGACCAGGTGGATTAGGTCCTCTATAAAAATTAGGAATGCGATAACTAGGACGACCACCATGATTAATTGGCTGAGTATCTGGAACCGTGAGTCCTTGTAAGAAGATTGTTGCAGTCGAGTCTACAAAAATGACTCCGTTAACATCAGCTTTAAGTGTAATATTAATGCCAGGCTGAGCAAGAACTGTACCTGTAGAAAATTCTAAATTTCCTAAACTACTAGCATATCTTGTACGAGAAAGCTCGTCAGTAATTAATGTAAAACCAGTACTAGTTGAAGGAGAAGGTCCCAACGCCGGTTGAGCGCCGGACAGGTTAATAAAATCACCCGATCCCCCGTCACGTTCAACTGAGTCGTCGAGAGTCTTAAGCATTTGCTGTCTCCAAGACACTTAAAGTTATTCTGCAGGCATCAGGATTAGTAGTCCACGCACGTACACTATCAAGACTTTCAACAATTACTTTTCCAGTAACAACACTAGACGCATTATTTTTTGGAATAGCAAAATTAGATACTAGGGGAGTAAATGTATTTCCCGGCTGTCCTCCGTTACCTTGTGCGTCAGGTAATACTTGTAATCTTCTGTAGTGCCCAAATGATACATATTGTGTTGCGTTAGTAACGTTTGCAATTTGTGTCATAAGAATAATAGCAGTTGTACCGATTGGGGCAGTATAAATTGTTGCAGTTGTACTTGTTGTAAGTACCTGTGTCTTTGTCTTAAATGTATTTAATGGTATTAATGCCATGATATTTCCTTTTATCCACCTGCCTCAACGGCTAATATAAACGGAGTCATTTGGGCAAACAACGACTTCGTAAATGTTCTTCCTGACAACACTCCGGTTGCCTGACTAATAACTAATCCCGGACCAATACGGAAATCGCCGTTCTGATCAGTTGATGTAAAGAATACTTTACCGTTATCTATTTGTACTACTTCTCGACTTTGGATAGGATCTGCTCTACCAACTTGAGGTAAACTACCATAGTTTGTACCAGCACCAACATATTCAAATGTATAACCCAACGCACTCATGTAACTTCTTTGATAGAAATTAATTGTTGAACCATCTGGGAATAACAATGGATTACGTACTTGATCTTCTAAACTAATCTTATGATATGTACCTGCCCTACTCCAATAACTTAATCCGCTCATTACTGCGTTATAATTTCCGCCATTTGTAAGATCTAGGATTAGTCTATCAATAATTAGCGCAGTGTCTCTCTTACATTTGTAAGTTTGGCTTACAGTCATAGTATAAGTATTTCTACTTACAGCATAGTGGGTAACTTCTGCAACAATAAACTCTTTATTGGCGCGTAGTTGTGCAATAGCTTGTGATGCTTGAGGAGGACTTTGTCCTGTTTTTCGTATCGTAGGAGCTGAACCTACACCGTCATTAAAGATTGTTAATATATCATTAAATCTGTCACTGATAAAAGAGTTTGCGGCTGCGCCAGAGTCATTAACTTTGTTCTGTATTACGCCTACTGTGTTGCCTGCAATAATAGTATTGTTTGCAACTACATTAATTACTAGTTGAGTCATAAACTCAAGTGCTTCTTTTTCAGCTAGTTTATGTAGTGCTCCAGGAACATCAGGTAACATAGAGTTACCAACAGTAATTGGGTTCGAAGTAATAGAACTACTTAATACATTATAGTATGCATTTCCGCAAGTTAATATTGTAAAAAAGTTAGGATTATCAACTTCCCCACCACCGGATGTAAGGGCTACACTTAATGTAATGCTTTGATAATTAACATCAGTAACTAAAGTTCCTGTAGTAGCATACATAACACCATTAGTATCAACAAAACTACCAAATTGATCTCGAATGTATACTGTTTGGCCAATTGCAACTCCGTCTGTTACAATGTTTGTAATCTTGATTGATCCAGTTGTTAGTGTTGCCATGTTAGCGGCAGCAGTTAAAAATCCTGGCAACCCTTGATCATTTGTATATAAAGTTTCTACAAAATTTCCAGCACCAGTAGTATCTTGCAAATAATATTTAGGTGGAACAACTTCCATCACTAAACCAATGTGAGGTCTATATGTAGTATCTGGAATAAATGCAAGCATTTCTGCATTTTGTGGCCAAAATCCGTTTGGATAATATTGTCCGTTTTCTGTAAGACCGCCTGATTGTGCAAGTGTTGGGTATGAAGGATTATAAACTGTTCCTTGGAAATCTAATTTTCCTTTACCTTTTGCTACTAAACAGAAGTCACCAAAGTTACTATTACTGTTAGTAATAGATGCAATGCCTCCATTGCCAACTTCAACAGCAATCGAGCAGAATACGGTGAACACAGAAACTAGCTGTGCATAGCCGTTGTTGATGATGTGAATGCCTCGGCCACCTTGATTAACTTGAGTGAAGGCATCGTAAACAAACGAGTTAATAGGACTTCGCTCACTTACTACTGCGCCGTCTACTAATGATCCGCCCATAGAGCCTGTTGGATCAACCATACGCTGACCCCAATCTATTGCCTGTTGTGGCGTAAACTCTGCATCAAGTTTTGGAAATACTAATGTTTGACCGAAATATAATGTAGCATTTACAGCAGGTCCAATTGTTGGTTTGTCTAATTCAATTAGATATTGTCCAGCTGGGAACGAATTGATATAGGCAATCATTTCGTTAATTAGCGTAGCTTTTACACTACTAAATGCACCGGCTGCATTTACAATTCCTGCTGGCACCCAATTAGTACCTGGATCTTCTTTAGCAGGAAGATTAGATAAATTACCGTCAGTAATAGCTCCTGTAATAATATCTACCAACGCTGATAATGTTGTGGCTTCAGTGGCTGTTGCATCTTCTCCGTCTGCACGTTGACCTAACTCATTTCCATAAGTAGGAATTACATTTATACCTTGTATAACTGACTGTGCTACATTAGACAGATGATTAAACGCCGCAACTACTTGAGATGTTTCGCCTGCAATTACACTTGCACCTGTGTCAGTAAATAATAACATCGCATTAAATCTGCTACCGCTATTTCCACCGTATAAAATATCATAACATAATGCATCAACGATAAATCCAACATCTCTAGCATACCTTGTTTTATTAAAAACAAAGTTACTACTAAAAGGTGCAATATTATATTCAATTTGATTTTCTATCCATGCAATTGTTTCTGCCTTAAGGAATTCTTTATTTGCAACTAATTGATTTTTGGCTGCTATTTTTCCTGCAACTCCGCCGGTCGGATTAGCAAAAATAATTACAGGAGCAGTATTTCCATCTACTATTCTTAATAATTCCGCAAAAGAATTATCAGCTCTTGCTGCCGCAAGTGGGCTGGTAGACATTAACGTTGCTGCCTGATCTTTAAGATAGGTAAATGCCGTGATAGTTTGACTTAATTCTGTTGCCCTTAACAACGCTATTGAGGCTGTACCTCTTTGATACGCTAGACCATTGAGTACGGCATTATAATTTGTCCCTAATACCGCATCATAATAAACTCCGTCAACTATATAGCTGGCGTCGCGTCTACATAAATTTTCATCGTAGGTAAAAGCACTAATAGCAGTAACTTTTGGAGCAAGTTTTGTATCGTTATTGCTTATTCCTGTATCAGCAAATAACCCTGATCCTACATATGATTGAGGTGCGGCTTCGGGGCCGTCTCGCATTATTTTGGTAATAATATCAAAACTTCTTATTATACCCTCTGCGGCAAACCCACCACCTTGATAATATGTGTTAATACGTTGTTTAGTTCCGTTGCCTGAAGTTGGTGTATAGGTAAGATTTCTTACTACAGTTAGAGCAACTTCTTTTGCATGTTCTACTGATGCAACTGTCTGTGGAATTTGACCTTCAATATAACTTCTAGCACCTTTCCAGTACGTTACACCTGCTTCAATTGATTTAGTAGTACCTCCTAGAATTAAATCTTGAGATACTGCATCAATGATTAGTCCTGCATCTCTGCTACATTTTTCTCTATTATATTTGAAAGCATAAAATTGATTTACGTAGGCAACTGTTTCAGCTTGAATAAATTCACGATTAGCTGACAAAATAAATCCTGCATTAATTTTATTAGTAGATGTTGATCGAGTAACATTAATAGGTGTTTTTGCACCAGCAACGCTTGGTCCATTTTCTATAATATTTGTAATTATATCGACTTTACCAACGGCTGTAGCAATAGTAGAAGTATCATTTGTATTCATGTCAAATACTTGTAATACATCGCTCTGATATCTCTCTACTGGTACTCCCCTAATAATATTAGGTACAATACTTCTTATACGATTAAAGGCTGCAATAGTACCAGTAGTTTGACCATATATTGCGCTACTACTTGCACTATAGCCGTAATAATAAACACCTGATTGAATAGATTGACGATTGCCACCGTATAATAAGTCAAACGACACGCTGTCTACAATGTATCCGATATCTCTAAAACAAAGTTCTTGATCGTAAGTATACCCCGGATCGTTATTAGCTTTCCAATATTCTACCCAGCGAACAACTTCTTGCTGAATGTATGTTCTATTAGCCTGTAATAGATTAAATGCGTCTAGATCATCATTTTTAAATGATGGTTCTAATCTGTTAGGTATAATTTTATCAGTTACGCCAACAATACCGTTTGTAATTATATCAATAATAGTGTCAAATTTTTCATAGATGGCAGCAACTTGACTTTGTGTTGCCATTGGCATGTTTACAATCTGTGTACCTGTTGAGAATCTAGGAACAGATGTATTAAGCATTACAACTTTGCCTGCTATCTCTTTTGCAAAAGAAATAGCCGCTGTGGTTGTGCTTACTTGGCCAGCAATCTGTCCAGTGTATACATTGTTCTGATTCCAATATTGCAAACCACTAAATGTACTTTGACTTGTTGAGTCAAACATTAAATCTTGTACAATTGCGTCAACAATTAGCCCAGAATCTCTAAAACATTTTTCTTCGTTGTAAGCATATTGTCTAAAATACTTTTGATTAATTCTAGAAACAACTTCTTCTTTAATAAATTCTCTGTTTGCCTGTAAGATATTCCAGGCTCTAAAAGTAAGAGGATTAGTCGAAGCGGTAAGCGGTACTGGACGTTTTGCAGGAGCTGCCGCTGGACCGTTAGTAATAATATTAATGATATTGTTAATATAACTAGTCAATGCTGTAGCTTCTGTAGCAGATGCGGCAGGTAACGATGTGTCTTGTGCAACAATAGTTTGTGTTCTTACTACAGGGATATTTTGTATAATATTACTTACAATATTTGTTAGTGTACTGTAAGCATCTAACGTTTGCGGAATTTCGTTTTTAATTGCACTGTCGCTTCCGTTAAAGTCGTAATAGTATACACCACTTTGAATAGCCATTCTATTGCCGCCGTGTAACAAATCAAAACATACTGAATCAATCATGAATCCAACGTCACGTTCGCATTTTGCTGTATCGTAAGCAAATCCTGTTGTTTTATTTTGTTCAACGAATGCAATAGCTTCTGTTTGAATGTAAGATCTATTTGCAACAAGTAAATTATATGCATTCCATACGCTTACCCTAGAACTAGTTGTGGCACTATTTGGTATAACTCTATCAGTAACTCCAGTTGTTCCATTGATAATAATGTCAAGAATTGTAGTAAATTCTGATTTAATAAAATCAGCTTCTACATACGATCCAGGGTGTGTTGTTCGAGCTGTTTGAGTTGCCACTCCTTGGTAACGGACACCTGTTGTAACATTTTGTACAATTTCCTGTGCCAACAAACTTACATATTTGATAGCATTTGTTGTTGTACTCAGCTCGTTAGCAATTTCTCCAGTATAACTAGATTGATTCCAATATTGCAAACCGGCAAATGTACTTTGAGACTTGTAAGTATTGTCGGGATATGTTAAATCAATTCCAATACTGTCAATAATAATTCCTAAATCTCTTTTACATTTTGCTGTAGAATAATTAATATTAGAATAATTATAGTCTGTCCATGCAGTTACTTCATTTTGAATAAACGACCTGTTGTCTTGTAATAACGTTTCTGCACTTATAGTTTGTTGGTCTGGGCCAGAACTCTTATAAATTGCCGGTGCAACTGCGGGGCCGTTAAGAATAATATTAGTAACTATATTAATATTTCTAGCAAACGCAGGGCCTGCAATAGCACCACCTTTTAGGTTGTAATTATAAACTTGAGGAATAGTAGCTGGACCATAAATTGTTGCAGAAGAATTAACTATAACTCGTTGTGTAAGACTGTTTATATAATTAATTGCTTCAAGAGTTTGTCTTTCTTGTCCAGCAATAAGACTGATAACACCTTGATAGTACGCTAATCCACTCTCAACAGATTTTTCATTGCCGCCAAATGTTGTGTCGTATGATATATTTTCTAAAATAATTCCTACGTCTCTATGACATTTTGCTCTACTGTATTTGAAATCATACCAATAAGATGTTGCAGTTGAGTTTACAATTTGATACGTAATATAATTAATTACTTGATCTTGAATAAAAGATTTGTTTGCTAAAATAAGTGTTCTAGCATCAAAAAATCCAAGATTTTGTGGGCCTGCATTGATACTATCACCTACTGAAATAGTTCCAGTAGTCATGCTTATAGTAAGAGATGTTGCACCAGCTGGCCAAGAACCAATACCTACGCCGCTTGGAATCTGCACTGTTTGATTAGGAGCAAACATTGTACCATCTTTTAACCACGGACCTGATTGATTAGTACAGTTCTGAATATATGGTGAGTGGAATACATCAATCTTTTTTCCGTCAACTAATGGAGGGAATGCTGTTGCATATGCCCCTCTATTATAACCACTAGAATTTTCAATAGGTAATAGACCACTACGTCCGTTACTCATTTGTAGCTGGGCAATATAGCAACCAGACTGTACGTGAAATAAATCTTGTGTTTTATTTAGAGGTTCAATAAATGTAGTACGTAAGTCGCTTCCAATAATACTAGTGTTAGGTAACATTAATACTGGATTGTTTTCGTAGAACCTGCCTGGAGCAACCTTAATACTAGTGCCAGGTGCATACAGCGGACTCTTTGTTGCTCCACTTACTGTGCGACAAGCACGAGTTGGATCCATAGCAGAGCCATCGTTTGTATCACTACCATCCATTGTTACATATAAAATATTTGTAACAATTGGTGCAGTTCCTAATGGTTTGTTAGGACTGTTAACTCTTATTTGACCGTTAATTTCTAATAGGCCGCCTGCTGGATTAATTTCTATATTTCCAGAAGTACTGGTCAATGCGTTACTTACTAGAGTATCAACGTAGGCTTTGGCCCAATTTGCATCTGGTCCGCCAAGGTTATATCTTTTATCAATTGCAGGAATTATATCACTATCAACTTCGGCAAGTACACGAAGTTTATCAGTAGGAACGTTACCTAATTCAATGTTTCCATCTGCCGAAATATTTCCAGTTGCATGTAAGCTACCGTAGACTGTTGTATCTGCAAATAAATTAATATCATCGCCGCCTACTGGGGCAATATTTACTGGACCTGTTACACTAGAAATAGTGTTTGTTGAGATAAAGATCTTACCAATAGTACCAACACCGGTACCACTATCATTATTGGTTTGAACAATGCGTAAAACATCCCCGTTGATTGTTCCTTTAACATCTAAAGGAAATAATGGTGTATCTTTTCTTATACCTACACGGGTATTTGTAACATCAAGATATAAAACTGGTTCTTCAGTACTATTGATATTATAAAATGCTAATGGGACATTATCACGGAATAAGTTCCTTGCCAATAACGGACCTGATATGCGACCTACAGCCATTTGTGCTCCTCAACAAGGGTATTTCACCCTAGAACCACCTTACATTGCGGGTTTACCACAGTTATTTCTGCCAATCATTAGGCATCGAACTTATTTATACCAAAGTAAATTTTATGCGGATTAAGGAGTCGGGAACGGAGGGAAATAACCGTCAAATCCTAACAGGGCAGTTACACGCTTATTTGGTGGTGCGCTTGAAAATACAATTGAAACTGTTCCCCCAGTGCCTTGCACTAGAGTATAATTAAGAACAGGTATTTGATAAACGTTTTCAACAAAGACTAAAATATTTTGAGGATCACTGAAATTAGTATACTGATCACCGGTAGAATAGTTCAATGGTCCGAAGACAGTTTTTGTGTAATCTCCATCTCCTAAATTTTGCACAGTAATAGGAGCAGGTCTTACAGTTCTTATCTTTTCCCATCCCCTACCAGGGCTAGTTCCGTTATATACTTCATATTCATTAATATCACTATTATAACGAATAGTACCATTTTCATTTATTATTGGTCGTGACCCGTCACCGCCGACTGGCAAAGTAAGTCCTACATTTGTATCAGTAACAATCCTATCGTCCGCTAGAACTGCCCAGCGATTGCTCATTACATTATTATTATCTAGTGGTAATCTTTTAATGAATTTCATATTAAATTTGTACCGAACTTACCGTTGCACACACTATATCGCCGACTGCTAGTGGATCTACTTTAGCAAATATTTTATCACCACCGCCTAAAATTAATTTTTCAGAATCCATTACAAACGTTTCGCCTGCTGGAATTTTTACAGATTTAAGAATTTGTGTAGCTTGAGATGGAACACCACCGTTAGGTACTGCAAACAAATTAAGTTCAGCATCAGCAAGTTCATCTGTATTACAGAATATTATTGTTGTAATTGCATATTCTGTACCGGTGTTAGCTATAAAAATAGGAGTAGTTGCGGCAGAACTTAAAAGTGTTGTTGAAATAGCCATTTGTTAAAACCTTAAAAAATTATTCCGTAAATTATTGCACGTTTTCTGCTTACTAATTCGTCGGCTTGTTCTGTATTTACAAAATATAATCCAGTTCCGCCACCACCTATAGTTGCCGTAGAATAAACTTGCGTCTTTCCTTGAACTGCATCTCCCGGAGTGCTGTTTGTCAAACTTAATACAGAATTAACTATAAACGTACCTGTAGAATTTGGAGTTACAGAAATATTAACACTTCCGCTGTATTGATTAGTTCTTATTTCAGTGTCGTTAAGTGTAAGTCCGTTGAAAATAGCCTCTTGGCCTTCTAATTGTAAAACTACATTGGTAGTAGTTCCTAAAGATACAACAACTTTATCAGACACATTATAGTAGGGATCTGAAGGAACAACAACGTTTGACCTTAATTCAATTTGAGTTTCGCCTACTTTTAATTTTCTTGCTAATTCATTTCCGTTAAAAAATCTATCATCGACATATTTTTTATTTGGAATATCATCATCGTCTAATACATGTTGTTCGTAATCTGTTGTTCCCTTTACATTAATAACTGCTAAAGGATTGTCTTGACCAAATATATTAAAAGAATTAGAATTTGCACCAACTCGAATTGCGGCCATTCTAACAGCGGTTGGCGATCGTTCTAAATTTCCACTACCGACTGCGGCTTCCCATATTCCTCTAAAAGATGTATTGTTATCATAGCTCCAATACACTGTGTCGTCGTACAACAATGTTGCCGCATTGGTAAGTGTAGAAATTGATCCTCTAGAAACTGCGATACCAGCTGTTCCTAGTGTTACATAATCGTTTGTTTCTCCGCTATTAAGAATTAAGATATTATCAAGAATATTAGTATTAGTGCTATTAATATAGGTGGTTGAACCAATGACGTTGAGATCGCCATAAATTGTAACAGTTCCGGTATTGGCGGCACGCAAGGTAGATGTAGTTGTCACATCAATAACAACTCCACCTGACCTTGCAACTATTTGATAATCGCCGGGTACGCGGACAACACTAGTAGTTCCCATATTCTTCCTTTTTAATATTTATCGATTATTGTAGTATTGCAGATCCAGTATTACTAAACCGGTATCCGTCCCACGCCCAAAATGTTTGTGTAGATCTAACAGCATAAGCAGACCCCATAGAATAAGATGCATTGGGATTAAATCGAACATCCAGAGGTAGTTGGTCAGGAGTATCGACCACTCCTAACAATTTTGTTATTGTAATAATTTGGACTCCAGGCCAGAATGTAGATGTAGTTGCTGTAGCAGACGAGTCATTTATAACAGTATTTGTTGAGGTAGAAACAACACGGGTACTTGTATTATCAAAAATGGTAAAAATTCCTGTTGATCCAAGATACTGTCCGATATCTGCGGGGGGAATTGGTTCTTTAGGACCAAATCCAGTATCACCGTCTTCACCCCATTTTGGCGGTGCGGTGTTTCTGGGACCGGCACCAGTGTCTTGAGTGCCCGAACTGTCTTGTCCCGATAACACCTCCTCCCCATCTATGTAACCAATAGCTAGGTCTCCTTTAAAAAACTCATCGATTAATCGAATAGCAACATATTCAATCATTGGAGTAGTAGAATGTGGAATTGTATTATTACTTTTAAATCTTAATCCTATTCCGAAAGATGGGTCAGAAATACACGATTTAAGCCAACTTAAATTTGCAGTGGATGTGTTAAGATCTTGAATTGTTATCCCCCAATATGGAGTTTCGTCAGTAATCCATTGTGAAAGTTTGTTTACACGTTTAATGGAATCCATATTATCACTGGCTTTGTTTAAACCTATCCACTTGTTATTCCATCTTAATTGAATAGTATCTTCCATTACGCGACCACCGGTATTCATTACTATCTTAACTTCTATGCCGTATAACAATCTCGGAATATTAAAATTAAATCCAGTGCAATACAAATAATTTGTTTTGTTTAATCTTGGACCGGTAAACGAATTTACTACATGTGCTACCGGCGACATAGTTTTAACATGTCCTTTATCGTAAGATTTAATAAGCCAAAAATCTCCTGTGTTATCCCATGGTATGTGTGCTGGATCTTCAGCTACCTGTGTAACTACCGTAGGAAGGCACCATCCTGTACCATTAAATTCATATCCAGATATGTCTATACGCATTATTTTTTTACCAATTTAATAATTTAACAACAGTAGTTGTTAGACTAGTGTCTGTTCCATTAGCTTCTACAAAAGTCCATTTGGCTCTGTCATTTGTGTTGTAGATAAAAGGACCTAGGCCAGACAATTGTTTTCTATAAAGTGTTACATTATGTAATTGTATTTTAGTAACCCAGTAGACATTTTTGTTTGAATCTTCTGCAAATATGGAGCACGTTCCTGTTGTTATTGTTCCTGTTGTAAGAACACACACGCCTTTGCTTATTTTTGTTTTTAAGTGAAATTTCTTATCACTTATCTGTTTAACTATATCAGCAGGATACGAAACATTGGTTATAGGTTGACCAGATATTAATGGTTCAGGCGGAATAGCATATACTCCTATTGCGTTTGGAGTAATATTTCTTAATTGTGTTTCAAATACTGCACGTTGTTGAACTGGTTGATTTACATAATCCCAAGCTAAATTTATTGTAGGCGGTTGTATATAACCTGATCCCTTGTCAAACCAATATACTGAGTCTGGATCAACGCCGCCGTTACGCATACTGATACCCATCTGTCCATAAGCTGCTACTCCACCAGGTAACTCTGGAGTCGATGCTTCCCAATACACTGTTAGTGTTCCAGTTAAAGTCCTACCTGTTTGTATTTGCCATGCTGGATACCAGTCCATATATCCAGAACCAGTACTTACAACTTTAATATCCCATACACCTTCCCCACCTATAAAATTGTCAGTGGCAGTAGTATTTCTTCGATATGCAGTCCACTTGTGGACATTAATTGTGTCATTGCCGAACAGGCGGCGATTTAAAGGTTTGGCCATATCAATATTTATTCAATAAAAAACGCCCTTGCGGGCGTTTCTTATCTAGGTTAAATTAATTAAACACCTTGAACTACTGCATAAGTTAGAGTAGCATTTGCAGTGTCAACCGCAGTTATAGTACCACTACTTACTGTTGCATAACGATAACGGTTATCGCCGTTCCAAACATATTTGTTAGTAATTCTACTGGCCCAAAAAGCAACACCAGTATTACTAATAGCCTTAATTGCCATTTGACCGGTGGTAAGTGCTGTCGTTGCAGTTACGGCTGTAAGAGTAGCCCTTGTAACTGTAGAAGTGCTAGGACTCTTTATTACAAATTGTTTTCGACCTTTTTGTGAATCGATATAACCGTCGGAATATGCAACACCGTCGGAATCTTTATACCATACTTTGATAGTTAACGTATTAACTACATCTGGATTACCACCAACACCACCGAAGTAAACTGTTTCGTTAGTTGTTGTAGTAATTGGAACATTTATTTGCTCTGGGGTAATTGACACATCAATTTGTGGTGAACTACCTTTTGCGATTTTCATACCTTTTGCCATTTTATTTCTCCTTGATTAGCGTTCTGGGCCTACGCGGTGGCGACCGCTATAAGTTCATTTGAACATTGTTATTTATTGTGTAAACAAAAAGGACTCCGAAGAGTCCTTTTGTTTTGAGTAATTTCAAATTACTTGAAGCTTACTGTTGCGCTAGTGATAGCAACTTTACCTAGGTAGTCAGCGGCATTACCTAGAGAAGAAGCAGTATTGTTCAACTCTACATAACCGTAACGTGTTAGGAAGCCAACTACTGGCTCGAATGTTGCTGGGTCAAGAACAACACCAGAAGACATTAGAGGAATGTATGGGCAATAGAACGCGGCAGCATCTGCTTCGCTAGTACCTTTGTATCCAACTAATACTTGGTTGTTGTCATCGCTGTCTGTCTTATATGCGTCAACATAAATTCTCATTGCGCCATTCAATGTACCAACAAACTTGGTGTTTGTAGGAGCTTCGAATGTACCTTCTGTTGTTCTTGCGAACGCAGAAGTTGTAGCACTTTGTAGAATTGTAAGAGCTTGGTTAGAAACAACAGCCCAGTTAGCCGCACCACGACGTGTACGCTGAGCAATTAAGTTAGCAACACGGTTGATTTGGATAGCTAGAGCGGCATGCTCATCACCTACGAACGTAGCTGTACCAGAAACTAGTGACTGGTCATATGTTTGCTCAACTGAAGCTAGAGTACGTAGAGATTGTAGAATCTCTTGGTCAATTTCAGCAGTGATTTCTTGTGCTAGAGCAGCCATGATTTCTGCTTCGATGTCAATACCTTGCATGGCTTGTGCATCTTGTGCAGCCTCAAAAGTCCAACGAGCGGATAGCTTGCGGCTTTTCGCTTCAACTGGAGCTTTCAAGATTTGAATGCTCATACGCTTGCCTGGTTGACCTTCTAGAACAGCAGTGGTGTTAGCCTTTGGTGTTCCATCAACGTTGTTACCAGAATAAGCGGCAGCAATCTTGAATGGGCTTAATGCCTCATCACCCGCAACTACGCTGTCACCAGATGATGTATCTGCGTAACGTACACGTAGAGTGTGGATTTGTCCAACAGGGCCAGTCATTGGCTGAACGCCGATGATTTCGTTGGCAATAACTGTTGGCATAACACGACGGATAACTGGAAGAATAACACGGTTAAGTGTTGCAATGTTACCGGAGCTTGTTGCACCAGTAGTTGCACTTTCTGCTAGATATCTACGTGTGTTTTCTAAACAAACACTCATGCTCGACTTGCGGGTACCGGATAGGCCTTCAAGTAGAGCGTCTTTGGTCTCTGACCATCTTTCATTTAATAGTTGTGACATTTTCTGTCTCCTTGAATATTAATTATTTTAGTCCCGCTAACTTGCGGATATCTAAAATGTTATCGAAGCCTACCTCTGGCTTGCTCTCTTTATCGCCTGTGATTTCGGTGCTCTCTGTTAAAGCAACTTTTTGAGTTGTCTTCTTCTTCTCGCCTTCAATTACTGCTGGTAGGTATTTGTCATATGCATCACGAAGTCTGGAAGTTTTTACACTTTCTAACAACGATTGCATAACTTCTTTTTTGTCGGCACTTAAAGGTGCTAGCATTTCTGCCATTACAGCTTTGCGCTCCATCAAATCTTTAGTAATGCGAATTTCGCGGTCTTTAGATTCTACGATAGTGCTTTTTTCTGCTACGACTTGCTTTGCTTCAGCTAATTCTTGATCTTTCTTTTGGATAATCTGTAACAATTTACTTGTTTCGGATTTTTCGTTAAGGTAAGATGTAGAATATTCTTGGGCAAATGCTTCAAACAGGCGGCGACCAAAGCTGTTCTCGCGGGCACTATCAATATCTTCTTTGAGTTGTTTCATCTCAGAAGTTAATTTGGTAGTGACTGCTTCTTGAACTACTGCGGCGCTACGTTGAATGAACTGCTTCTTAATAGCTTCAAATTGTGTTTTAGCTTCGCGAACAAGTTTAACCTTGGTCTCTGCTAAATCACGCTTATCGGCTGCGAATTCACTGATTTCTCTTGCAAGTGCGTGAACCACGAACTGCTCGAGTTTCTGGAAGTTTTCCGAAACTTTCTGACGATCATTTTGGAATTCTACCAATTCTTTTCCTAGCTGACCTAGCACAAACGATTCTAATACTTTCGCATCAGATTTCATTTTATGTTGATAAGCAACTTTAGCTTCTACTAAAGATTTCTTATCTTCTGCAAGTTCAGCCATTTCTGCGGCCAATCTCTCGCTCAACATCTTGTCGATTGCTTCAACCATGACACCTTTATCGTGTTCATACTTGTGTGCAAATTCTTCACGAAGTTCAGCGGTGACTTGGTCGCGATTCTCTTGAATTTTTTTAGCGAAGGCAGACTCGATAACGGATTGTGTTTCCACGGTCATCACGCCTGACTCAACTAGTTGTTTGAATGCGTCCAACATCACGTTCTCCTTCCGGTTATTTCAAACCGTTGATTATGTTAAGCATCGCCTCGCGGAGATACTTGTCTTTTTTTGGGTCTTGTTGTACTTCTTGCGCCACCCTAAACGCTCTACTACCACCTCTTGCATTTAAAAGATGTTCATAAACCGGTGTAGGATAAGCTCCTGGCGCTGAAGGCTGGGCAACTACGTCTACTGTAATAATTTCAAATTCGGCTACTTCGCCAGTTCTCTCATCAACGTTTCCGCTTCCTCTAGAACTTACACCAAGTTTTACGCCGCTTTCAAGCATAGTACGAATTAAATTACCCATTGGAGTTGGCAAAATCTTCATTTTGCCATATCCGTTAGGACCTTCCATCCACATGTTTGTGATCATATGGCTTACTCGGTCCAAATTAACTTTAAGATCATCAGGATGATCTACCTCACCTAATACACTGTAACCATTTTGAATTTGGTCGTTGAGAGTCTTAACAGCATTCTCGATTTCTCGAACTGGATAAACCCGCTGGTTTTGATTACGAATGCCGCCTTGAATAGCAATACCTTTAAGATAAAGATTTTTGCCTTCCTTGTCGTCAGACTCTAATACAACCCCTGCCTGATCAAAACTTAAATGTTCTCGTAGATAAGATAGTTTCATTAACGATCTCTAATTAAAACTTTCTATCAACTGGTGAACGTGTATTTGTGTTTCCGCCTGTTTGGCCAGCTTTGTCGCCGGAACCAGAACCAACTGGAGCACCTTCACCTGTCTTGTTGCCTTGTGGAACTTTGTTTAGTGAAGATCCGTTACCAAAGCTAGATTTTGAACTGCTAGATAGGTTCTTTTCAACACCTTTTGTAAACTCACCCTTTGTACTGCCAACTAGGCCACGTGAACCTTTGTCTGCATTTGGGCTTGTACCACTCATTTCTCCTACGCCAGTACCGCCTTGTGCAATATTTTTTGCACTAGCAGTTGTTGTAGGACGTCCTTTTGGATTTTGTAATCCAGGACTCTTTGTATTTGTTTCAGTAGCTTGACCAGCTTTGTCGCCGCGACCAGAACCAACTGGGCCAGGTGACTTCATGCTGTTTTTATGCCAATCGTTACCGACAGTTTCTACATACTCACGCATTGGTTGTCCCATGCTTTCTGCATCTGGTTTGTCTTCATCATCGTCTTGGCTGTCATCATCTGCAGGAGCAGAATCATCATCACCAAAAGTTGGTTCTGCTGGTTCGTCTTCACTGCCGTGGCTTTGAACGATGTCTTGGAATTCTTGTTTTAGTTGAGTAAGAATGTCGATGATTTGTTCTTCACCTGCGCTCATATCTCCACCAGCTGCTTGATTATCATCATCTGGGGCTGCTACATCTGCAGAAAAATCGTCACTGGCATCACCATCACCGCCAATAGACATAGATGTCTCATCATCGGCAGGTGCATCGTCGTCAGCACCAAAGCCTTCTTCAATTGACTCATCTTCTTCTACATCTTCATCTGCTTCTTCAACAGACTCATCTGCATCATCTGCATTATCAGCTTCGTCAACAGATTCTTCTTCTGCTTCTTCAGCTATCATATTTTCATAAATTTCTCTAGATTTTTCTACAACGATCTCATGGAATAATTCGTTTGCCTTGTCCATTTCCTCGTTGACAAGATAATCTAGAAGTTGTTCAAACTTTTTAGACATTGCGGGTTTCTCCTATATTAGACTGGCAAGGCTGTCAATGTTATTTACAGCCAAGATGATTTACTTATGCGAAATAGGCCAAAAACGGTCGTTTTTGACAACAGTCAGGAAATTTATAACCCATTTTGAGGTTTTTTTCTGTCAAAATATTTAGTTTGACGTCAATAATGTTAAAGTACAATATTATTCCGTCGGTTCTTCTTCGGGAATTGCATACATTATTCTTACTAATTCAAGATCTTCTTTCGTCTCTTGTTCTCGAGCATCGCCTGCTTTGCGTAAACTGTTTAACATTTCAAGAGTAAGACGCATTTTTCTTGTGTCTTTATTAATAATAACACTGGTGTCTCTATCAGAGTCATAGCGATTATTAGACTTTAGGTCTCCAGAATCTTTTTCAAAGTAAATAAATTCTTGTAATAACATGTTAATATTTACCTAATTATACCGCAGGAGTCGGTGTAGTTTCTGGAGTGCTTGGCATTGGAGCCATACCTGTTTCACCGTCTTCCATATCTTCCGGAGGCTCAGTTGCTCCTTCGAGACTGTCAATATCCCCTTGAATTCCGCTTGCAGTAATACCTGCACTACGTAATTCTGCTTGGGCACTTAAATTAGTACCTTGATCGATATTTTCTTCTCTCCAAAGTTTTTCGTTTTCTGCAATTTCTTCTTGTGTCATACCCAAGAATCTCTTAAGAGCAAAGCGTTTACTTACAAAAGGAATCTCAACGATAGAAGCAAATGTGCCTACACGAGCAGTATCCATTTCTGCTTGACGGTAAGCGGCAAAATTTTGGGGAGGATTAAACTTAAGATCAAACAAATTGTTGTCTACGTTAATGCCTTTATTGTATAGATACAGTTTAAATTCTGTATCAAATTGTTCGTTAATTAAAGATTGTAAGCGTTCACAATACTTGTTAAAGCGTAATTCTTGTATGTAAGCAGTTCCTACTCGACCATCATTAAATGATGATCCCCCGTCATCAGGACCGGTAGGTAAGTAACTGCTAGGAATACGCAAAGCCCTAAATAGCTTATTAGTAAAATAGCGTAAATCGTCAATTTCACCTAGATTAGTACCGCCTGGCAAAATTTCAACTTTAGATCCTCGGCCTTCTGCGGTTTGTGGGAAGAAATAGTCTTCATTAATGCTTAACGGATTGTAACTACTGTCGATAACACTTTGGCCGCCACCTGCGGCACTTGGTATTCTGCGTTGATTTACTTCATTTTTAACACGTTCCACAAAGCCCATGGCCAAGTGACTAGGCATGTTACCTACGTCAATATAGAATACTCTACGCTCTGGCGCACGTTGTACACGATAGATGATGATGGCATCTTCAAGTAATTCTTTTTGTTTGTAGACTTTAAAAATAGTCTCCATTAGGCTGTTACCAAACGGAAAGTTATTGTCTAAACCTTCACTCATTGACAAGTGAATAACGTGCTTTGCATCAATTGCCCATTGTTGTATGTTATTTGAAAATCGTCCGCCGGCGCCTGCTTGTCCACCAAAGCCGCCAACCATGCCTTTTTGTTGGGCGCCACCTGTGAGGTACGCAGTTCCGCCCGGAGTAACGTTTTGATTAGTAGGATTAATTGCAGTAACAGTTAAGTTTTGAAAATTTACATTAAGATCACGCAATACATATTGTTCAGGTTTTTTACCTTCACTTTCGTTAACAATAACTTTATCAACTTTTTGTGGGTCTACATAAAACCATGCTTGTGTTTCAGGGTCACGAATAAAGAATACGTCTCCATACTTAAAGGCATTACGCACCATTTTAAAAATTCGTGTTTGAAATTTATTAAGTTTAGTCCACTGCTGTAGATACTTTTTAATAATTTTAACTTCAGTACTAGTTGCCTGTTCTTTAAAAAATACTTGAAACGGTGTTCCGTTCTCATCGTTCATCTGTGTGCAGAATTCAGCAAGAATATCAAAAGCGGCATTAACTTCGCTGTCAGTATCCATTGAATCATATTGACCGTAACGTTCTAAACGATTAGGATGCCCGCTGTATACATCAGGGAGATAACTGCTGTAATTAGTACGAGACATATTAGGTCTCGAGGCTCCAGATGATATAACACTCATCTGTCCAGTAGTATCAACTGGTGTAAAATATTTTTTCCAACTCAAAATTTGACTCCAAATTATGCAAATGCATCGCCAGATATGCCTAATACTGCATCATAAGTTCTACGTGAGTTTTCGGCAATGATCTTTAGTTGTGCAACCATCTCTGCTGTATTTAAGTTCTGTGCAACGGTTCTTAAAGTTTCTGCGGTGTTGGCAGACATTAGACCGGCTATTTGTTCCGGTTTGAAAACACCTTCTGTACCGTGTAGCATTGCAGGAGTTCCTTTGCCAAAATCTTCAAATGGTTGTCCTGTTGCTCCTAAACTACCATCATCCCTTGAGACAAAATTTTGGAACATGCCAGCAATCAGACCAGTTATTGCTCCTGCAAGAGCGCCTACGGCTGCGCCGCCTGGACCTCCTAGCATGCCTATTGTTGCACCAGTAACTGCTCCTGCCCCTGCTCCTGCCAGTGTATATCCGGCAGTTGACGCTACCTTGCCAGCAGTATCTGCCCAACTAGGTTTAACCATTTCCCATATTTTTCCAAATAGACCTTTTAAAAATTCTGCAATGTCGGTCATTATTTTTTCTCGCCCTGAAGGAGAAAACAGATCATTTATAAATTGTATAATTTTTGGAACCCAATCTCGTAACGTAACAATGACTTTACCAAGATTTTCGTTTAAATAATTAAGAGTCGGTATAACAATTCCAGCAATTAATGGACTTAATGCTTGACCTAATGTTATTGCCAATTTCCTTAATTGTTCTTCTGACGCTAATTGTGCTTGTAATTCTGCTTGATTAGCCGCAGTTGCATCTTCAATACTTTTAAGTCTTATTTTTTCTGCTTCAATTACTCGATACAGTTGTTCTTCACTGGTTATATTTGCATTTGTTAATCTTGCGTATACTTCTGGCATTACTGAAATTTTTGCATATGTTTGATCACCTTGTAATGCTAATGCCTGAAATACACTTGCCAGTTGAGGGTATGCTTTGGCTAATTCCATTTGTAATTTGGCCTGTCGTCTTGACGACTCTTCTTCAATTTGTTTTACTGATACAGATCCATTGCTGGCGCTGTCAATCATTTGATCAATAGACCGTCCTGCGTTTGTTGCTAGAGAATATAGCATCTGGCCCGCTTCACTTTGAACAGCAAACCCCATAGCCCTTGCCTTGGCAATATCTCCTCCAGCTTCTCCGTAGACCGCAGTAACATCTTTAAGAACTTTTTCTAATTTTAATCTTGTTTTTTCATCTTTTGATGCCATAAATGCTTTCCAGTTAGATTCTTGAGTTTGTTTTTCTAGATCTTTCTGTATCTGCTCTCTACTCTTACCTGTAATTTTAGATAGTAGGTCTAATTCTTTTCCGTATTCTGCAACCAGTTTAGCTGTGTATTTTGAATCTCTTTGTTGTTGTTCAGATAAACCTCCCATTGCTTTGGCATAATCTAAAGTAAGATGATTAAGTTGTTCGTAACTAAACCCCAAACTTAAT